GAGATTGCAAATGCAGTAATGGTACAATTAAAGAGAATAGATTCTCAAAGAATTACAGGAGTTAGAATATAATGGCTACAGAATTATACATGTCTGGTCGTAAAAAATACCATAGAGCACAATCAATATTGTGGTCAAATAATCCAGGAACCCTTGTTGACGGACTTTATGTACCAAGAGGACTTGAGATAGGTGCATATAATGATGGAGAAGATTCTCTATCAGATGAGTTTTTAATTTTATCTGATCATAATAGAAAGAGTCTTAATTTTTCTAACACAAGAATTGAAAAAAAGGAAAGAATGATTAATGGCAGAATGAGGTCTTATCATATTGCCGATAAACTAAACATATCAATGAATTGGGATAACCTTCCATCAAGAGCATATGCATTGCGTCCAGATTTTGATGCTAATGGAGTTTCTGAGTACGACGGTGTTACTGGCTTGCCAAACAGACAAGAAGCATCATACACGGTGGATGGCGGTGCTGGAGGAAACGAACTATTGAATTGGTATAACAACCATCAGGGATCTTTTTGGATGTTTTTGGCATATGATAATTATAGAAATTTTGGAGACAATGATGCTTCGTATGCACACCTTAACCAATATAATGAAGTAATTGAAGTATTTTTTTCAAGTTTTAATTATGATGTAGTTAAAAGAGGACAATATTTTGATTTGTGGAATGTTACTTTATCGTTGGAAGAGGCATAATGTTTGATTCTGATGATCTTAAAAAGCATTTATATGAGTCTTCTTCTGTTTCAACTCAATCTGCCGTAATAGCAGAATGGAACATGAATATTCCAACAAATATTTTAAAAATAGGAAACTATAGATATAGACCTACAGAAACAAATAGTCTTTATAAAAATATTCCAAACTCTTTTGATATTAACGATAATGGATATTATTATACAAATGCAACTGATGCAGACATAATAATAGACGGAACATTTGATGATGAGGGTCAACCGTTTTTATTTTTAAAAAAGAATAAAAAAAATAATTTACTTTTTTCTTTAGAGGATTGCTTTAAGCCATTTAGGCCAAGATCAGGAATAAATAAAGCACGGTATATAGACAAAACATATTTGCATCATCCAAATATTAATATGGCAAAGCGTCCAAGATATTACATGCCAGATAAAAATGATTTATTCAAATATTGGACATCTATAAGAACAGAATCACTGTACAAGCATCAATATGGAACTGAAGTTATCTATAGCGCCAAACCAACCTATGTAGACAATGAAGGAACACAAAAAGACGGAGAGATGGTTTCAACTACAGAGTATGGTGTTTCTCAATCAATCAATGGTGATAATTTTATTAGTGACACTGCACCATTTGTTGTTTATGAAAATAATGTTCCAGTTAATAGAATTGTGACAAAAATACAAACACATATAGGCTCAATAGATTTAGGTACATTCTCAAATAACTCAACAGCATTTTCAGATCCATTTTATGGAAACACCAATAAACAAACACCGAAAAAGTGGAAGATTCAAGTACTTAAAAATAATAACTGGACAGATATAATATCATTTACATCAACATCAAAAAGAAAAGACGGCTCAGATATTATTAAAAGTGATGGATATGTAGAGATTGCATACGGATTAAAGGTTCCAGAAAAATATAGAGATATCTTTATTTATGCAGAAACACTATCAAGTTCAACATTATTACCAGAAAAAAATGTAAACGGATATGCATATTTGGTTATTGAAAATGAAAATGAGCAGGGAAAGTATTATATCTGGATTGATGATATTAATGATTATGAAGAGTTTACACCAGAGTATGGATGGTATTTAGAAGAAGAAACTGTTGATCGTTTGACTAACTTTGTAACTAAATTTGTTGACATTCCAAAATTTATTAATAGTGGACTTGGACAAACAGTATACCGTGAAGTTGATTTTATTTCTGGAATAAGAATTGTTGTAGATACAATGCATAATAAAAATTCTATTTTTGATTTAATCGAACTATCGCCAAGACTTGTTGCAAATTTAACAGATAGAACTGTGTCCTTTAATGTTACAAAATCAGCATCAGACTTAGGAGTTGCTGGACTACCAGTTAGCCAATTGTTGGCATCAGTCGGTTCTTTAGAATTATTTGACTACGATGATTCCTTTAATATTAATAACAAAAATAGTATTATTAATAATTATTTAAATAAAAATATACAAATAAAGATTTATGAGATAATAGTAGGAGTATTGCAATCAAGCAATGGAATAAAGTATGATTATTATGTTCCAATTAAAACACTGTATACAGAAAACTTACCAGATAGCAAAGAAGAAAATAAGCATGTTTCTTTATCTTTAAAAGATTTATATTTTTATTTTGATAGTTTGACTGCTCCACAACTTCTAATGACAAATGTTTCTATTAGCACTGCTGTATCAACAATATTGGATTATATTGGTTTTAGTAATTATGTATTTAAAAGAAATGAAGGAGAGTCTGAACAACTTATCCCATACTTTTTTGTAGGACCAGATCAAAGCGTTGCTCAGGTTTTACAAGATATTGCGGTCTCATCTCAATGTGCAATGTTTTTTGATGAATATAATAATTTTGTGGTTATGAGTAAGTCTTATATTTTACCAAAGTCTACAGAAAGAACAACTGACTTAGAGTTATTGGGTTCTGAAGATTCTGTTAGAGATGAAAGAATAAAGAATAAAAGAATATCAGATAAACTAGCAAATATTATTAATGTTAGTTCACAGTCCACTAATATTTTTAATGGTGGGAAAATTAATTATACATCTAGATATATCCAAAAGTCATACGGTTCAATTAAACAAGCAACAATGATTGATCAAGATAAAACCTGGATATACAAGCCAGTTCTTTTATGGGAAGTTGGCGGGACTCAAAATACAAAATCAATTAACGGTGAAATAAACAATCAATCAAACTATGTGTTATGTGCAATACCATTAAACTTTGATTTGACCAAAGATGTTCCATATGTAAGCAATAGACAAATTAAAAATAATATTATTAGTTTAGGAGAAGGTGTATATTGGATAACAAGATACAATGGCTTGTTTTATGCAAATGGAGAAATTATTAAGTTTGATGCAGTAGAATACAATGTTGCTGGAGTAGGCGATGTTTGGATTAACAGCACAGAAGAATATTCTGAATATTTTTCAAAGTTGCCATTCAATGGAAAAATATATCCCACTGGTAGAGTTAGAATTTATTGCGAACCAAATTATGAAGAAATAAATGGAGTTATAAAATTAAAAAACGGTACGGTTGCAAAGCATGGCCGTGGACAGTTTGGGACAACACCAGTAGATCATTTTGCTGGACTTAATCCATATTGGGCAGATAATACAAACGTCCGTGGATGTAGTATGAAATCCGAATATATTTTTGATAGCAGTAAAACTGAAATACCAACTGTAGTAGGTCCTGCTGGTATTAATAATGACCAGGCAAAAAAATCTGTAAGATCTGGAGTTATTAAAAACTTTTTATCTACTACAAATGTAAAAGAAACTGATTTACAAAAATTATCAACACAGTCTGGAACAATCCAATCTTCTGCACTTGTTTTTCAAGGTCCAAAATTTAATACAACAGAAACACCAAGAGACTTTTTGAGTTATGTCTATAAGCCATTAGATAGCAAGTATGTGCATTTTGGAACTAGAATGAGAATTGTGGGAAGATTAGAAACTGGACAGGCTCAGACACCAAACGGTGCGTCATATCTTTATACCATCCCTGGTACTACTCCAGATAAAAATATTAATATATCTGGTGGCTCTGGCGGTATTGGAGTTATGGTAAATCCAGATACAAATGTCGGTTACTATTTTGAAATATGTGCGCTTGGAACACAAAGTCTTAAAGATATAAAAAATGTTAACAATATAATTTTTTATAAAATTAAAAAAGATTCTGCTAGTAGTAGTGCTGTTCCAGTAAAACTTTGGGAAAGTCTGGGACAAATTGTTGTTGATGATGGAAAGTTCACTGGACAGTATAGGATGGTAAATGAAAAGACTCCTACCGTTTATGATCTATCTGTTGAGTATAAAGATATAGCAAATGTAAGAAGGTTTTACTTATATATTAATGGAAAACTATTAAAAGTAGTTGACGATGTTAACCCTCTTCCAAAGTATAATAATATGTGCTTATTTGTAAGAGGGTCAGCAACATGTATGTTTGAAAATATATATGCAGTTACTAATAACTATAGTCAATCAACAGTAACAAAATTAGACACACCGATGAATTCTGTTTTTGGAGATGACGAAGTTGATAATAATGAGGCATTCAGAAAGTATGCAATGTCTGGTGCCATTAAGTCAACTTATCTTGCTGGTATATCCCCTAATCAAATTCCAGAATACGATATGTATTTTGATGAATTTGGAACTATTATGCGTGAAGCATCATATTTTAATATTAGATATGACAAAGCATATCCAGCATTATATGCAAAACTATCACCTACCTTTAATAGAGTTAAAGGTTATACTGTTTCTGGATTCCGTGCAGGATCTTATGGTGCTGAGTTCTTAATTTTTAATTCAACTGATACAGCATTGACACTAGACTCTGGATCTGGAAATTATTTAAGAATACAGGGAATTACTTTTACACAGCAAAATCCATCGGTTCTAAGTGTTGATGAATATTTTAATAAAAATATGGATCTTTCAAATCAAGAAATATCTGGAGATTCATTAGTTAGGTCTCCGTTTAAATTAAAGAAAAATTTTGAAGATATAAAATTAAATAGAATGACATATGGAAATAAAGAATTTAATATTAGTCCAGTATATATTCAGTCGGCAGACTCAGCAACCACCATGATGGAATGGTTTGTTGACCGTGTAATGAAACCAAGACAAAACATAGGTCTAAAAATATTTGCAAACCCTATGATTCAACTAGGAGACATTGTTTCTGTAGATTGTGTTAAAAATGGAATAGATGTTGTCGGCGGTATAACAAGATTTGTAGTCTATAATATAGAATATTCTAAAACTACGGGAGGACCAGAGATGACTGTATACTTATCTCAGGTAGAGCAATGACATCTTCAACACCAAACACACCAACTCCACAGGCTTCTACAACAGCATCAACTGCAGTAAAGCAGGCCACCCCAGATCTTCAAATATTTAATGAAATAGCAATACCAGTAGAGATAATGACTGATCTTGTTTTTGAGGATATTGGTGGCCAAGAGTTAATAAATATTTCAAGACACGACCTCATTAATGGCATTGATGTTTTGTATCAGCCAATTAAAAATATAAGCATGCTCTATTTTACATGGAATCCAAATAACATATTAAAATTGCAAGACGCATCATTAGACTATTTTAAAAACTTCCCAATACAACTATCAAAAAAGATACCTCAATGCGGTACGGGGTATGATTATGACTATGAGTCTGAAGTAAAAAGCCCTAACTGCAACATAGTCTATATAGACCCAATAACTGGAAGCCTTGTTATAAATGTTACAAATATGGAAAAATCAGAGCAGGTAGAGGTTCAAATTTTTAACTCCATAGACCTGTCAGATGGTACAATATATACTGAGGATATATCATGATAACTAATATTGGCAAAAACATAATATCAAAGTACCTGGTTGGGCAGACAACATCTTATGCCTCCTATATCGCCATAGGTTGCGGTACAAAGCCAATATCATCTTTAAGTTTTAACATTACAGACATTTTGGCTACACCTACAAAATTATATTTAACATGCCCAGATCATGAATTTGAAATTGGAGATTCTGTATATGTTAAATTAAATATAAGTTCTATAGACGGAACAAAAAATATTGTTGACATTAATGAAAATATATTAGAATTTGAATATTCTGGAAATGCAATATCCCAGCAAGAAATTACTGGAACAATATATTTTGATTTTTCTAATAAAGAAAATTTAGATTTTGAGATGATAAGAGTTCCAGTAACATCAAAGGGATATGTTAATCAAGATGGTGTTTCTAAAATAGTTTTAACAGCAGAAGTCCCGACAGAAGAAAGATATGAGATATCAGAAATAGGTGTTTGGTCAGCAAAAGCAAATCCGAATGCTGGAGTTTATGATAGTAAAACAATTTTTTCTTTTGATACTAATAAAAACTGGACAGTAGGTCCAGATCAAACTGCAATTAGTGAAGTTCTCACACCGCTTGACGCTGGAAATGATGGACTAAATGATGAAAAAAGTAATAACATAACAGTCACACATAAAATATTTTCTACTAATGCAGATAACAGAGTTTTAGCAAGTAATGCTCGTACTATAAGAAATGAAAGACCAAGATTTTTAAATAAAGCCTTAGCGTTTGCTGGCGATAGTTGCGAGATTATAGAAGAAGATGGACAGCAAGTTCCAGTTACTGCTCCAGGAAATCATCTTGTTTTGACTGGAGAAAATGTTAATCTAAAACAAAATACTCCTACAGACGAATTAAGGCTTGCATTCTCAGTAATAAATAAATTTGATTCTAACTCATATGTTCCAGATGCCGTTAAAATTATCATAGAGTTTTCTAATTCTACTGTTTTTGGAAGTGGAGAATGGGCTAGATTTGTTGTTGATGAAAGTTTAGATTTTTCTAATAATAGATATTTTGTTATAAAAAAACAATTACAGGATTTAGTTAAAAGCAGCAACGGATTTAACTGGTCAAGCGTAGACACGATAAAGGTATATTGTTCTGTTATTGAAAATGATATACCTTCAAATCAATATTTTGTTCTTTTAGATGGACTTAGACTTGAGAATACATCAATAATTAATCCGTTATATGGTCTTGTTGGCTATACGAGATTAACAACAGACAATAAAAGAACTATAGTAAAGTCTGAAAATAAAGCAAGTTATTTAGAGTTTAGGTTTGGGGTGGATGTATAATGTCTTCAGAAATAATTAAAAATGTTATTATTTCACAAGAAACTCTACCTGGTGTTGATGCACAGAATAAGCATTATGTTAGATACAGAATAATATCTGAAGATAAAAATAGAGTGTCTGAGTGGTCACCAATATACAACATAAATGGAATAAAGTTACCAGAAGAAATGGAAGAGGGTTCTGTTTCTATAAGTGGAGAATTTATTGTTGTTAGATGGTCTAATATAAGACCGATACAGGCATTTGATATTTATGTAAAATATGATGCTGGAGATTATGCATATGTTGGATCTTCAAGCAATAATACATATTCATTTGTAAAAAATAGCAGTGCTTCTGCCGTCTCAGTCTCTGTTCATCCAAAATCTTCTATCAAAACATATAGTGATAAAACTAGTATATATACAGGAGGAACTACCATTTAATGGTATAATATTTAATTATGGCAAAAATTCCATTACCAGAAAGAGGACAACCGCTTGATGTAACATACATTTATAGTATGGTTGACGCTATCAATAGTTTGTCTGCAAGCATTCCATCTACCACTTATAAATATTTAACATTAGATATTCCTGGAAGACCTTCAGAAACAGAAAAAACGTCTAATGCAAAAATAGTTTTAGGATATAAGCAAGTAACAACAACGCAAACAGTAAAGCCTGGGGACACTGTTTCTTTTGATTATGATTATGCTGATTTTAAGTTTCCACCAATTGTAACGGCAACACCAGTAAACATTACTGGAACGGTTGCTGGTAAAAATGTTTCTGTTGTAATTGATCCACCAACAACAACAAAAGTTACTGGTCTAGTAAGATTTTATGAAGGCGGAGATGCAACTGTGGGGGTAAACCTAATGATAATAGGGATACCCAATTAATGATACCATGCAAGAAATGTAAAAGAAAAATGTTTGTTGATAGAGTTTATAATTCTATATCACATATTGAGACATATTGTTTACATTGTGGAACAAGAGTTTTTTATCATCCACCAGAAAACTCAGTTGAGGGAAAATGGTTACTAGCGGTAGAAAAAATAAGAGCGAAGAATACAATCTCGCTCCTGTAATAACTGGAAGTAAAAAAATCTGGTTTTTAAATGGTGATTTAGTTAGAGTGCATCATTATAACAGATCAAGTGGGATTATGTCTATTTATAATATAACAAAAGATTTATTACAAAGTTGTTTAATTTCTGATTTTAAAACAAAAAGACAAAGAGCGTATACTATTTCTGAAACAGCACAACTAATGAATAGGCATAAAAAATATATGCCATCTCTTATTAAAAAGGGAATTATCCCAGAACCAGTTGGGTGTCAAAAAGGTGGAAAGCGTGGATGGCAAATAAGGTCATATTATTCAGAATCGACAGTTCATCAGATTCGTGATATACTTTCTACATATCATATTGGTAGACCAAGAAAAGATAATTTAATAACAAATGATATTACTCCCACAAAGGCTGAGTTGACACGAAGAATGGGAGATGGTATACTGACATATACGAAGACTGAAGATGGTAGGTTTATACCAATTTGGTCAGAATCAATATAACAGAAGGGTATGAAATGGAAGAAACAAAAGTATCAGTAACACTGGGGTACACATTAAATCTTGGAAATTTTCAATCACTTAGACTAGATCTAGGTGTAATAGATTCAAAGCGTGATGGTGAAAATACGGATCAGGCTTTTGAGCGTGTCTATAAGTTTGTTGAAGATAAATTAACAACAAAAATATCAGAGGCAAAGTTAGAACTATCTGAAAGCGAATAGTGTGACTAATAAACAGAAGCGTTTTGCTCTGTTGAGTAGGTTTGACAAACACTATAAGTTTAAACTGGGACAAGAGCCACGCTATAACAAGTGGGTTGAGCAATGGTCTGCCGATGCCTTAATAGAATCTTATGGACTAGAAGTTTGCTATGACTTACTAGAATATTATTTTGAAGTTAGCGAAAGTCCGTCCTGGAATAATTTTGCATATATGGCAGATGATATACTAGAAGCAAAAGAACAGCAGAACAAGGATTTAAAGGAACGAGAAGAGCGTAGAAAGATGGCTAAGGAGTGGTTGAGTGAATAATACAGAATCAAAGTTAATCTCAGCCGTATTAAAAGATAAGCAGGCTCATGTATTATTACAGGCCAATGTAGAAAGCATACTCAGCACTCATGTGGATGTCTGGCAGTTTATAAGAAAGTATTATGAGCATAATGGAACAGTACCTCCATCAGAGTTAGTAGTTGAAAAGTTTAGAGACTTTGAACCTATTAATGGGGTTGGGTCAACAAAACACCATCTTGAAGAATTACAGGCAGAGTATCTTACAAATAGTTTAAAGGATATTATTAGATCTGCTGCGACAGATGTGCAAGGCGGTCTTGGTGTTGAGGCATTAGAAATATTAATTACAAAAACAGCAGAACTTAGAAAAAATACTGCAGCCATTCGTGATATTGATGTTACTGATTTAGATTCAGCAGTTGCATATTTTGAAAACCTAAAGAAGCAACAAGAGGCTGGCGCTATAGGAATTAAAACAGGTCTTCCAGGATTTGACAACTACCTACCTTCTGGAATCATGCCAGGGCAGTTAGGAGTCTTTCTTGCATATCCAGGTATAGGAAAGTCTTGGCTATCTCTCTATTTCGCTGTACAGGCTTGGAAACAGGGTCGTAGCCCAATGATCATAAGTCTTGAAATGTCTGAGGTTGAAGTTAGAAATCGTGTATTTGCAATTATGGGGGAGGGAGTTTGGTCACATCGTAAATTAAGTGCTGGTGAAGTTGAGATGGACATGTTAAAGTCCTGGCACACTAAATATGTTCAGGGTAGACCAGAGTTTCATATTATTTCAAACGACACTGGTGGAGATATTAATCCATTAGTTCTTCGTGGAAAGATTGATCAATATAAACCAGACTTTGTTATTGTAGACTATTTGCAACTCATGAGTCCAAATCAAAAGTCAGATAATGAAACTGTTCGCATGAAGAATCTTTCTCGTGAATTAAAGTTGATGGCTATTTCAGAAGAGGTTCCTATTATTGCTATCTCTTCTGCTACTCCTGACGATGTAACCAAACTTGAAACCGTGCCAACTCTTGGTCAAACAGCATGGTCAAGGCAGATTGCTTACGATGCTGACTGGGTTTTGGCACTTGGGCGAGGTACAAATAGTGACATTATTGAATGCGTATTTAGAAAGAACCGTAATGGTTTTATGGGAGAATTCTTAGTTCAGGCTGATTTTGACAAGGGATATTACAGATATAAGGATTATGAAGATAAGACAGTATAATATGCGGTATGGAGACATATCAGCACAAACCCATAAAAAGGTTTGGTTTAAATGGGGTCATCAATGATGACTCTGCAATATACAGATTACAGCAAGAATATATCAGACTATTGGTATCAGAAATGCGACTATCTGGGTATGTTCCAAAATTTGACATCGATCCACAATTTACACTATCATATAATGAAAACAAAAATTACTTTGAATTTACATTAAGCGTATACGGAATATATATTGGGAGAAAGAAAGCAGAATGGATACTAGGAATAGACGGAGTGAAGCCAGTGTATACACAACCAGCCAAGTTAAAAGAGTACTCGCAGGATCTGGCATAACTGTAGAAAAAGAAGCAGAGTCTGAGTACATAGTATTTTGTCCGTTTCACTCAAACCATAGAACACCTGCTGGAGAAATAAATAAGTTTAGTGGATTGTTTTTTTGTTTTTCTTGTAGCAAGACGGCAGACTTAGTAGAACTTGTAATGCATTTTTCTAATAGAACATATTTTGAGGCTGTTAGATTTATTAAGAGTAAAGAGGTTGAAACAGATATTTTATCTGAGGTAAATTATAAGTTAGTTGAAAAAGAAGAGTGGACAGAGTTTGATATTTCTGTTGTAGATAGATTGCACGAACAAGCACTAGTTTCTGAAAGAGCAAAAGATTATTTTATTAGAAGAAAGATTACTAAAGATTCTGTAATTAAATTTAAACTTGGTTACTCTGAAAATCAGGACATGATATCAATACCAGTATATAACCATGAAGGTTTATGTGTTGGCTTTGTAGCAAGATCAGTTGAAGGTAAAGAATTTAAGAATACAACTAAACTACCCAAATCTAAATTATTATTTAATTTAAATAGAGTTAAAACTGCATCTAAGGTTTATGTAGTGGAATCATCATTTGATGCCATTAGATTAGATCAGGTTGGTTTTCCAGCAGTCGCCACATTGGGTGCAAATGTATCATCCAAACAAATAGATTTGCTTCAAAGGTACTTTAGTGATATAATTATTATTGCTGATAACGATGAGGCAGGCGGTAACATGAAAGAAAAGATAGTCGAAAGATTAAGTGGAAGTGTTACCGTAATTAACTTAGATAAACAATATAAAGATATAGGCGATATGGACGATAAGTCAATAAAAGAATTGGAATACCAATTTGACAAATCAATACTGTCTATGCTAAACTAGAGAAAACAAAGGAGAAAACTATGAGCGTTATTAAGGGATTAAAAAACATCAATGCCCTGCTCGACAAGAAAACAGATGAAACAGGTCCAAAGGTTCGTTGGCTAAAGTTGGCTGATGGACAAGCAGTAAAGATTCGATTCATTGAAGAATTGGATGAGGACTCAGCAAATTATAACGAGAAGCGTGGCCTTGCTCTTGTTGTTAAAGAACATACAAATCCAAAGGACTACAAGCGTAAGGCTGTAGATACACTTGATACAGAAGGTCGTGACTGGGCTGAAGAGATGTATCGTAAGGATCCAAAGGGTAATAGCGGATGGCGTGGTCGTCTTCGTTTTTACTGTAATGTTCTTGTAGACGACGGCATTGAGGAAAAGCCTTATGTTGCAATTTGGTCTATGGGAGTAAGCAAGCAATCTGCATTTAATACTATTCGTGAGTATGCACTTGAAACAGGAAGCATCTCAAACATTGTATGGAAGTTAAAGCGTAATGGTCAGGGAACTGAAACATCATACACTTTAATTCCTTCTGCTCCAGATAAGGAGCCTTTTAACTGGGAAGGCATTGAACCATATCCACTAGAGAAAGCATTGCGTCGTGTTCCATATGCGGAACAAGAAGCATTCTATCTAGGATTTGATTCGCCTTCATCTACATCAGCGACGAATATCGACTGGTAGTAGATGAATTACGTACCACTTCATTTACATACCCACTTTTCACTATTCGATGGTATTGGGTTGCCATCAGAATATGTTGACCGTGCTATAAAGTTGGGTATGCCTGCAGTATCAATTACAGACCATGGCTCCCTTTCTGGCCACAGAGAAATGTATCGTATTGCTAAAGCAAGTGGTATAAAGCCTATTCTTGGCATAGAAGGTTATATGTGTGAAGATCGCTTTGATCAAAGAGATAAAGGCGAACGAACCGATCAATTAGATATGGTTTATAACCATATAATCCTTCTAGCCAAGAACAAGGTAGGCTTAGAAAATTTAAATAAACTAAACGAAATTGCTTGGACAGAAGGTTATTATAAAAAGCCAAGAATAGATTTTGAAGTTTTGTCTAAATATAAGGAAGGCATTATTGTGTCTTCTGCCTGTCCAAGTGGAATTGTTGCTAAGTCAATCGAACTTGGCGAACTTGGAATGGCAAAGAAATATATTAAATGGTTTAAAGAAGAATTTGGTGATGATTATTATCTTGAGGTTATGCCACATAACGATGAATCAATTAACAGAACAATTCTACAGTTAGCAGATGAATTTAAGATTAAGCCAATTGTAACTCCAGACTGTCATCATGTTGATAAATCACAAAAAGAGATTCAAGAGTTAAAGTTAATTCTTAATACTTATTCTAATAAGATTCAAAAAGATGCTACATATGAAAAATCTAAAAAGCAAGGCGATTTAATGAAGCGACTAGATTACTTGTATGGTGCAGACAGACAGATGTCATTTAATAAGTTTGATATCCATCTACTGTCATATGAGGAAATCAAAGAGGCTATGGAAAAGCAGGCGGTATGGAGAACTGATATTTATGAAAATACAATCGACCTTGCCAATAAGATTGAAGACTACGATATACAAGATGGACTAAACCTATTGCCAGTTCAATATAAAAATCCAGATAAGCAATTAAAAGAACTTGCTATGGAGGGCTTAAAGGATAAGGGTCTTGATACTAATCAAGAATATCTTGATAGACTTGAGGAAGAACTAAAGGTTATTAAAGATAAAAACTTTGGACCTTACTTCCTTGTTGTTCAGAGCATGATCTCATGGGCTAAAAAAGAAGGCATCATGGTTGGTCCAGGTCGTGGATCATCTGCTGGTTCTTTATTATGTTACGCACTGGGTATTACTGATATTGATCCATTAAAACATGGACTATTATTTTTCCGTTTTATTAATCCAGAGCGTAACGACTTTCCAGATATTGATACAGATATTCAAGATTCTCGTCGTGATGAAGTAAAAGATTATCTTGTTAGACAATATAAGCATGTTGCATCTATTGCTACATTCTTAGAATTTAAAGATAAGGGTGTTGTAAGAGATGTTGCTCGTGCATTAAACATACCATTAGTAGATGTCAATAAAGTTTTAAAGTTAGTAGACACTTGGGATGAATATTGTTCATCAAAAACTACTGCTTGGTTTAGAGAAAAATATCCAGAGGTGGAACAATATGGAGAACAACTTCGTGGTCGTATTAGGGGTACTGGCATTCACGCTGCTGGTGTTGTCACTAGTAAAAATCCTATTTTTAGGTACGCACCGATGGAAACACGCAATTCTCCTGGCAGCGATGATCGCATACCAGTTGTGGCGGTTGACATGGAAGAGGCTGAAAAAATCGGACTCATCAAAATCGATGCACTTGGTCTTAAAACCTTAAGCGTTATTAATGATACATTAAAGATTATTAAGGAACGAGAAGGTACTGATATTAATCTTTTAGACATAGACATGGAAGATCAAAAGGTTTATCAGATGTTATCTGAAGGGTACACAAAGGGCGTCTTCCAATGTGAAGCAACACCATATACAAACCTTCTTGTAAAGATGGGTGTAAAAAATCTAGCAGAACTTTCAGCATCAAATGCTCTTGTTCGTCCAGGTGCCATGAACACTATCGGTAAAGATTATATTGAGCGTAAGCACGGCAGACAGGCAGTAAACTACCTTCATCAAACTATGAAGCCTTTTACAGAAGAAACATATGGGTGTATCCTATATCAAGAACAGGTTATGCAAGCCTGTGTTCAACTAGGAGGAATGTCATGGTCTGAGGCCGACAAGGTTCGTAAGATCATTGGTAAAAAGAAGGATGCTAGAGAGTTTGATGCGTTTCGTGATAGGTTCGTTGATGGTGCTTCTAAGTTTGTTAGTCCTAATCAGGCTCGTGATTTATGGCATGACTTTGAAGCGCATGCGGGTTATTCGTTCAACAAGTCTCATGCGGTTGCTTATTCTACGCTCTCGTATTGGACGGCATGGCTAAAGTATTATTATCCAATTGAGTTTATGTACTCATTGCTAAAAAATGAAAGGGACAAGGATGCACGAACTGAATATCTTATTGAAGCGAAAAGAATGGGTATTAGCATTAAACTACCTCACATTAACGATTCGGATATTGATTTTAAAATTGAGGGTAAGGGTATTCGGTTTGGACTCTCGGGGATCAAGTTTATCTCTGATAAGATTGCAGAACGATATATATCGGCACGACCTTTTAAGTCTTTCGAGGAAGTTAAAACCTTTACATTTACAAAAGGTAATGGAGTCAACAGCAGAGCGCTTGAAGCCCTAAGAATTATTGGTGCTGCAACATTCCCAGATAATCCAAGAAATGATGATGAATTAAGAGAAAATCTTTATGAGTATTTAGGTTTACCAGAATTTACACAAACAGTTCCATCACATTATCACGCATTTATAAATCCTGTAGAAGACTTTGAAGAAAAGGGATCATTCATTCTTATGGGAATGGTTAAAGGTATTAAGCGTGGTAAAGGTTGGTCTCGTGTTGAAATCTTAGATAAGACAGGAAGTATTGGTGTATTTGATGAAGAGCAAACTACGATTGAGGCTGGACGAAGTTATATTGCACTCTGTTCTGATAATAGAATTGTCAGTGCTGTTCCTGTGGACGAGATAAAAAATTCAGATGCTGCATTGATTAAGTTTTTAAATTATAGAATGTTGCCTTACAAGGATGATGAGTTGTTTGTGGTATCCTTTAAACCTAGGATAACGAAAGCAGGAAAGAAGATGGCATCGCTGACTCTAGCAGATACATCTAGAGAACTTCATCCAGTAACAGTATTTCCTACTGCATTTGCCAAAGCATACATGAAGATTGAAGAAGGCCATGCATATAAGTTTGAATTAGGTAAAACTAAAGACGGTACAGTAATATTGGAGGATATAAATGTCAGTTAGCCTTGAAGATGTATTAGCACAACTAAATCCAAAATTAAGAAAGAATATTCTTGTAGGTGATGAAGTACCAAAAACAGAGTATGCAGCAACACCAAGTTTTGGGTTAAATCGTGCACTAAATGGTGGCCTGCCCTACGGTAGACAAGTTCTCATTTGGGGAAGTAAGTCAAGCGCAAAATCATCTTTATGCCTTCAAACAATTGCTTTAGCGCAAAAAGAAGGAAAGATCTGTGCATGGATTGATGCAGAAATGTCATACGACAAAGAGTGGGCAGAAAAGTTAGGCGTAGATACCTCAAAACTAATTGTTTCACAAGCAAGAACTATTAATGAAATGGTCGATGTTGGAGTAAACCTAATTGAGGCTGGAGTTGATATAATTGTTGTTGACTCAATTACCTCTTTGCTTCCAGCAATTTATTTTGAAAAAGATTCATCAGAATTAAAGCAGTTAGAAAATACAAAGCAAATTGGTGCAGAGTCTCGTGACTTTAGTAACGCCTGGAAGATGCTTAACTATGCAAATAATAAGGTTAAGCCAACACTATTAATTCTTATTTCTCAATCTAGAAATAATATTAATGCAATGTACACAAGCCAGCAACCAACTGGTGGTCAGGCTACAAAGTTTTATTCTTCTACTGTTGTTAAACTATTTTCATCTGAATCAGATAATCAAGCGTTGAAAGGAAAGATATATGTTGGTGACAAGGCTATTGAAGAAAAGATTGGTAGAAAGATTAGATGGGAACTTCAATTTAGTAAAACTAGCCCTGCTTTTCAGTCTGGTGAATATGATTTCTATTTTAGAGGCGATACTTTGGGCATTGATGGGGTCGCTGATCTTGTTGACACTGCTGAGTTAGTTGGTATTGTTGAAAGAACTGGAGCGTGGTATGTTCTCCCAGATGGATCAAAGGTTCAGGGTAGAGATGGATTTGTTAATAGAGTAAGAGAGGATCTTGATCTACAAGATATGATTAAGACTAAGATCAGTGGATAAGTACACAATATTTGAAGGAAAATTTCCTTGCAAAACTTGTAAAAAAGAAGTAAAAACTATCAGAATATACACATCAACTGGGATGGCATCCTGGATGTGTCAAGATAAGCATTTATCAGAAGTTCAATTGTTTAAGGTTGGATATAAGAAAGTCAAAAGAAATGACTGAAAAAAACGAAAGTAAAAGGTTAGGGGCAAAGCAGCACAAAAATTCTGGTAGAAATACTAAGAAGGGCGATGCTACTTGGGGAAACTTTACTGTAGATTTTAAAGAAAACTCAAAATCTTTTACACTAAATCAGGATGTATGGGCTAAAGCAACCACAGATGCTATACGAAATGGCAATGATCCAGCCATCGTAGTGGTACTTGGCGAGGGGTCTAAAAAGGTAAGACTTGCTATAATAGAGTTAGAACTACTAGAACAGATGGTGAATAATGGAACAGAATAATACAACATTAGAAATGATTAACGGTTTGTCAGAAATAGCAGAATATATGGAGGATGATGAGTTAACCTCAGCCCTTACATTTATTGCTAAGATAATTATTAAGCCAGACATCCCAATGAATGTGGCAACATTAGAGATAGTAAGACTACAGGCAATTGCAGCCAAAATGGCATTTAGAGCAACATGGATGGCCAATGTGGATAAGTCAGACAGAGGCAAAAAGAACATTTATTATACGGCAGCAGAGTCTATAAATAATCTTGTTTCTGCACTCAAATACATAACTCGCTGATATCTGATATAATTATACAAACAAAGGATAATAATGAAAAATTTACTAAAAGAAGTAATGATAAAAGATTCAAATAAAAATAATACTACAAGCAATGGTGAAGACGGAAGTTTCATCGAGGGCTTAATTGAAAAAATAGAGTCTGGATACTTAACAAAAACAAAGCCAAAGTTTACTAAAAAGAATAACTTTTCTGCTTCTGGTCTAACATATGGCGCTGGAGAGTGTCCAAGATATTGGTACCTTGCGTTTGATGGTCAAGTTCACTATGATAATTCAGATGCGTATGGAGTTGCAAATAGAACTAATGGAACTCTCGGACATGAAAGAATACAAGAGGCTATAGAGGCGTCTGGACTTCTTGATCAAGACATGGAAATGGATCCGCTTCCAAGAAAGTATAATAAGCAAACACATCCATCAATGGAATTTAGAGTTAAGACAGAAGATCCTCCGTTTGATGGTTATGGTGATGTTATGCTTAATTATAATGGAGAAAGACTAGTTGGTGAAATTAAAACAATAACTAATGAAGGATTTGAATATAAAAAGAATAGTAGAAAGCCTAAGATGGGTCATCTTATGCAATTATTAATCTATATGAAGGTTTGGAAAATTGGTAAGGGTGTAATGATTTATGAAAATAAAAATAATCATGAATTGTTAACTTTACCTGTAGTAGTAAACGATCATTACCGTCGGTGGGTAGACCAGGCTTTTGATTGGATGCGAACAGTACACAAGTCTTGGAAAGATAGAGAGTTGCCACAAAAACCTTATCGTTCCAATTCTAAGATCTGTAAAGTTTGTCCAATTCAAAAAGCATGTGCTGAAGCAGAGACAGGGGTAATTAAACTTAAACCTCTGGAGTTGCTGAAAGATGAAGACATGTAAATGGTGTGAGTCTAACTTTATTTCTAATGTTTCCTATCAGATTTACTGTTCTGATAGTTGTAGAGAACTTGCAACAAAAGAAAAAATTTCACAAAGATATGTCCATTTAAGAAGACAAAAAAGAAAAGGAAAAGATCGTCGCTGCAAAAAATGCAATGAAAAACTATCTATTTATAATGATGATGTTTTATGCAATAACTGTAACATAAATCCAAACGATGTTAAAAAAACTTTAGGACAAATAAAAGGAATGTCTAATGACAAAAGCAAAAGAAACAGATAGATATTTTAGGCCAGAACTATCTGTTCAGCCTGGAGTTATTTGTGCTATTGATGCAAGCACTAACAGTTTGGCTTTTACTATCTACTCGTATAAAAATTTATCAGATCATGGCAAAATTACTTTTGAGGGAAAAGATATATATCAAAAAGTTATAGATGCAAATAAAAAAACTAAAGCATTATTCCAGCACTATAATCTTGTTGAGGCTATCGTAATTGAACATACTGTTTTTATGAATTCCCCGAAAACTGCTGCAGATCTTGCTCTTGTTCAGGGTGCAATAATTGGTGGTGCTGGTCTGGCTGGTGTCAACATTATAGGAAAGGTATCGCCAATTACTTGGCAATCTTATTTAGGAAATAAAAAATTAACTAAGGAAGAACAGATACATATAAGATCATTAAATCCGAACAAGTCAACTTCTTGGTATAAAACATATGAAAGAGATTTTAGAAAGCAAAGAACGATTAAATTATTAGATGTTATTTATGATAAAAAAATAACAGATAACGATGTTGCTGATTCTGCTGGGATAGGACATTGGGCAATAAATAATTGGGATAAGGCGATTTGACAGGAACTGCCATGGCTGCTAAACTATATACAAATGAATTATGGCTTAAGAAAAGATATCATATTGATAAGAAAACTCCAGAGGCCATAGCACAAGAATGCGGGGTTAGTGTGGAAACTATTTATGTATACCTTGCCAAGTTTGGATTAAGGAAGTCAAAGCGATGAGACCAGAACCAGTATATTCAGATGTTAAAAATTTTAGTTGTCAAGATTTATATTTGCATTCCACAGGCGCACCATCTGGTTCAAATATTTTAGATACATGTCACAATATTGCAAAAATGTTAATAGATAAAAATATTGCTTATGGAGATTCTGCATTGAGTCCTGTAAGAATTTTTAGTAAATCAGATCCAAGAGAACAATTACATGTTCGTATTGATGATAAGTTAAGCAGACTTATGAAAGGCTCTGAGTATCCAGGAGACAACGATATAGACGATTTAATTGGCTACCTTGTACTTTTAAAAATAGCAAAGGAAAGAAATGTCGACTGAAGAAGATTTAGTTAAGCATCTAGATGAGATCAATATAGTTGTTGGAGAATATTTAAAAGGTAACGACGCAACTAAAATTTCTAAAGATCTTGCCATTCCAAGAACTCGTGTAGTTCAACATATTAATGAGTGGAAGGTTATGGCTTCTGCCAATGATGCTATTCGTGCTCGTGCAAAAGAAGCACTTGCTGTTGCAGATACACATTACAACAAGTTGATTAGTAAGTCTTATGAAGTTATTGATGAAGCATCTATGACCAATAATCTTAGCGCAAAAACTGCTGCAATTAAACTAGTTATGGACATTGAGTCTAAGAGAATTGATATGTTACAAAAAGCAGGTCTTCTTGAAAACAAAGAACTCGCAGAAGAGATGCTACAGATAGAAAAGAAACAAGAAGTTCTCATGGCAATTCTTCGAGACATAGCATCCGAACATCCAGAAATTCGTGATGAGATTATGCGTAGACTTTCTGATATTGCTAAAAAGGATGAAGTGATTACAATTGTCCATGAAGTTTGATGATTTTCTTGAGGCTCTTGCCGATAACCACTTTGAAGAAACTCCAGTAGACGCTAAAACATTTGTTGAGTCACCAGATTATTTGGGGCAGCCTGGTTTATCAGATATTCAATATGACATTGTTGAAGCAATGAGTCAGATTTATAGAAAAGAAGATCTTAAAATAATAATGGGTGAAGAAGAGGGGGCAAAGTATTTTGAAAAATATACAAAGAACGAAATCATCTTACAACTGGGGAAGGGTAGCGGTAAAGATTTTACTTCCACTGTTGCTTGTGCTTATATTGTTTACAAACTACTTTGTCTTAAGGACCCTGCAAAATACTTCGGAAAGCCATCTGGAGACGCTATAGACTTAATCAATGTTGCCATTAACGCACAGCAAGCAAAGAATGTTTTCTTTAAAGGCTTTAAATCAAAGATTGAAAGATCACCATGGTTTGCTGGTAAGTATGAAGCAAAGGTAGACTCTATCAGTTTTGATAAGTCTGTAACCGTTTACTCTGGTCACTCAGAAAGAGAATCACATGAGGGACTTAATCTTTTGCTTGCAGTTCTTGATGAGATTTCAGGTTTTGCATCTGAAGTAGCAACAGGTAATGAGCAAGGCAAAACAGCAGATAATATTTATAAGGCTTTCCGTGGATCTGTTGATTCTCGTTTCCCAGATCTTGGCAAAGTAGTTCTTCTTTCATTCCCAAGATACAACGGAGACTTTATTTCTGAGCGGTATGAAGCAGTAATTGCTGAAAAAGAAACAGTGTCAAAAACACATAGATTTATTGTTAATCCATTACTTCCTGAAGATGATAAAGATAACTGGTTTGATATTGCTTGGGATGAAGATCATATTAAATCATACAAGTACCCTGGAGTATTTGCTATCAAAAGACCAACATGGGAAGTAAATCCAACAAGAAAAATTGATGATTTTAAGATTGCTTTTATGACAGACCTTGGAGATGCAATGATGCGTTTTGCTTGCGTTCCTACATATGCTTCTGATGCATTTTTTAAGCAGGCGGATAAAGTAAGAGCCTGTATGAGTATTAGAAATCCTCTTGATACCTTCAGAAGGTTTGAAGAAAATTTTAAGCCAGATCCAGAAAAGGTTTATTTTGTTCATGCTGACCTTGCACAAAAGCATGACAAGTGTGCAGTAGCAATTGCACATGTTGAGAAATGGGTTAATGTGCAGGTAATTAAAGACTACGAGCAGATATCCCCAGTAGTAGTTGTAGACGCTGTAGCATGGTGGGAGCCGAAGGTAGAAGGTCCAGTAAATTTATCTGAGGTAAAGCAGTGGATACAAAACCTACGCAGACTCGGATTTAATATTGGTTTAGTTACATTTGACCGTTGGCAGTCATTTGATATTCAAAATGAATTACAGGCGGTAGGTATGAAAACAGAAACTGTATCTGTGGCAAAGAAACACTACGAGGACATGGCTATGCTTGTATATGAAGAAAGACTTGCTATGCCTGCTATCGAACTTTTGTTTGAGGAATTAACAGAACTTAAGATTATGAAAAATGATAAAGTTGACCACCCACGCAAAAAATCTAAGGACTTAGCGGATGCTGTGTGCGGATCTATTTTTGGTGCTATCTCATATACTCCAAGGGATCAAAACCTTGAGGTTGAAGTCCATACATTTAGGGACAAGCCTAAGCGAATTGACAGTCTCCCAGAGAATGTGATACACTATAAACCTAGTCAAATAGAAGAAATAAATGACTATTTGGATAGGCTAAAAACAATATAAATAAAATGAATATACAAGGAGAAAAATGAATTCATTAAAGAAAATCGCTCTAGCCGTGGTTGCAGCCATGACTACCGCAACAATCGTGGCTTCGCCTGCAAGCGCAGCCGTAATGACAGTCGCTGTATCACTTGACGGAACTGCTAATACAACAGCATCCGCAATTGCTACACCTGCTGCATTGCCAGTACCAGCAGACAACACAGTTGACGCTGCTGATGCACTCAAGTTTGTTGCAACAGTTGACACAGGAACATCGGTAACTGTATCAACAACAAATGCAACAATTGTTTCTGCATTGCATACATCTGCTGCACCAGTATCTGCGTCATCAGGATCTTCATCTTTGACAATTGCAACTGGAACAGGAACAACTGCAACATTTTGGGTTTATACAAAGACAACTGCAATTGGTACTGTAACAATTACCAATCAGGGAACAACCCTAACATATTATGTACAAGGAACTGCAGGAAAGATTAACACACTTGCACTTTCATCTGCTGATGCTGGAACAACCTCAAGTGTTGTAACTGCAACAGTAACAGCAACAGACGTATTTGGTAACAAGGTATCAGGCAAGGGTCTAACAGCACTTGTTGTTGGTGGAACTCTTGATACAACTACTGCTACAACTGGTGCTACTTTGACTAACTTTGGTCAAGCAGACTTTAAGGTAACACTTCCAACAACAGGTTCTTCAACCCTTGTTGTTTCTGTTACAAACTCATCTGATGTTGCATCTGTTGTAACAGGTTTCAACACAGTAACTTCAAGCGTAGTCAAGACAATCACAGTTCGTGATCTTCTTGGAGAACTTGCTGCTGAAAAGGCTGCTAAGGATGCTGCTATTGCTGCTAAGGCTGCAGCAGATGCTGCTCTTGCTAAGGCTGTAGCAGATGCTGCTACTGCTGCTGCAAAGGCTACTGCTGATGCTGTTGCTGCTAAGGCTGCTGCTGATGCTGACAAGGCTGCTGCTGTAAAGGCAGAAGTTGACAAGGCTGCTGCTGCTGCTAAGGTTGCATCAGATGCACTTGCTGCTAAGGATGCACAGATTGCTAAGTTGACAGCAGATAATGCTGCAGCAATTAAGTCACTTAAGGATGCTTTCAATAAGTTGGCTCGTCAATGGAATGCAAAGAATCCAAAGGCTAAGGTTACACTTGTTAAGTAATTAATACTTAAAAAGATTGGGAGTCAGGAAACTGGCTCCCTTTTCTTTTATAATAAAATGATATAATCATCTTATTACTTATTGTTGGAGGAAAGGACAATAAAACGATTAATACGCATAGCAATAGCCAGTTTTTTAGCCTTTGGATGGCTTCTAGTAGCCCCTACAGAGGCTAATTCTGATGACCCTATAACAATTGCTGCCCAAGAAATACAAGACCTTAAGAACAGCGTAGAAGACCTAAATTATAAAGATGAATTTAATAGTTTAATAAATATAGCAGAAGAAAAATATGATGAGGCAGTGCAAGCAAAGGAAAATAGAGATGATGCATATGACTCATATGATTCTGCGATAGCAGCAGAAGCCACGGCACTTGAAGAAAAAACATTAGCCCAATCAGCAGTAGATGGACAAACAGTAACAGTGGCTACAGCATTGTCAGAAAAGAATGCTGCTCAAAATGCATTAGATATAGCAAACATTAATGTTCAAACAACACAATCAAGTATGCAAAATGCTGGTAGTTCAGGACTTTCTTACACGGTTTATTATCTTACAAGAGGGTTTGGCGGAGTTGCTTTAACTGCAGGAGAGACTGGTTGCTATGGAACCTGGACATCAAACTCTATGTCCCCTGGAGTTGCAACATGTTATAGATACAGCGATTTTATAGTTAAGTTTACTGGAACTATTACAGTGCCGTCACACTGGACATCAACATATTTTGCAGGATATACAGACGATGGTTTTAGAATGTATGTTAATGGACAACTTGCAGTTAATAACTGGAGAGAACAGGGAAGTACATGGAGTCCATATTCCCCAGTTTATGATGTTAGCGAAAATAAAACCTTAAATGTAGAAATTTGGTGGTACAACGGCGGAGGGCCAGGATATTACCATCTTGGATGGGCAATTCCTGGAGGATGGACTGGAGCAGGGTGTGATTATACTGGCGGATGGGGAGTGGGTTTTAGTTGTAACCTAAATACATTCTCTTCTGGTTCTGGTCCAACACAAGAACAAACAAATGCATATAATCAGGCTGTAGCAGATCAAGCAGCAGCACAAACCAATTATAATAATAAACTTAATACATACAATGCAGAAGTATCAACATTAAATACATATAATCAAACATTACAAACAAAAACTACTGCATACAATACTGCTGTAGAAAATACAGCAAGTACTTTGACTGCAAAAAATAATGCTATTGCAGTTTATGATCAAGCAATTATTGATATGAATAATGCAATTGATGATGCTTGGGAATATTATGATATTCAAAAAGAAAGAGAAATTCAAATTGCTATCGCTCAAGCAGCAGCAAATGCTGCAGCAAATCAACCAACACCTATAGCAAGTCCAGACCCTGAGCCAACTGTAGAACCAACCCCAGAACCAACTGTTGAGCCAACCACTGAACCTACAGTAGAGCCAACTCCTGACATTACGCCAGAGCCAGAGCCTACACCAGAACCTACAGTAGAACCAACTCCTGAACCAGAACCTACTCCAGAACCAACCATAGAGCCTACACCAGAACCTACCATTGATCCAACTCCTGAGCCTACCCCTGGACCAGAACCTACTATTGAACCAGAGCCAACAACTGATCCTGAAATAAAAGATGAGGAATTGGCTGCACTTATTCCTGAAAAAGGTACAGGAACAGCAGAAGATCTATCTGGAGTAATTGCAAACCTTACAAGCAAGGATAATAAGTTAGTTGTTTTATCACCTGAGCAAGTAGCAGCAGTTAGCAAAACACTGAAGGCTTTGACTCAGGAAGCAAAAGCAGAGGTAGCACAAGACTTAGGTATCAAGGCATCAGAAGTTGAAAAGATTGCAGAGGCTATGAAATCTGATCCTGCTATCGCTACAGCGTTTGTAGAGTTTAAAGATAGAGCAGCAGAAGCAGGGGATGCAGCAATGCCTTATACATTAGCAGATGCTATTACAGAAGTACAAACAGAAGCATTTTTAGCAGACCCACTTGGAACATTGACAGATATAGATTTTGAAAAATTATTAAGTCCTACAGAATGGGGTAAAGATATGACAGATGACCAAAGAGAGAAGGTACAAGAAGTTGTAATCCCTGTTATTTTGGTAGGAAATATAGTTGGTTCAGTTATGTCACTAAGGAGGTTATAATATGAACATGATTAAAAGAATAGTTAAGGGTTTGCTTAACTGGTTTAAGGCTGCCATTATTGAGAGCATAGCCCAGGTATTCACCATTCTTGGCTTTTTCATTGCTTGGCTTACCCTTACAGGTACCGCCCAGCAGGTAGTGGGAATAGCCACATTAATATCAATTGCCCTCTGGCTTATTACCATTCCACTTCGTGAAGAAAAGGAGTAAAAATGAAAGATAAAGTTATTTTTACATTATCAGTAATGGTAGGTCTTGCTATCATTACCGCCATTGTTGGAGATTATATTACTGCTGCCCTTGAGACCCAGAAAACAGGGGAGCCAGTAGAAGTCTCTGCAGAAGTAATGACCCTTGTCCAAACAGCCCTTGGAGGCCTTATAGGCATCATTGGTGGCTACTTTGGAGCCAAGGGTAGCAAGAAAGATGATGAATAGATTGGTATAATAAAGGCATGAAAATTCGTAGTATTTTACTATCGTGTATACTTATATTAAGTCTTAGTGGCTGTGGGTATAGCGGTTTTTATCGTTACCCTTGCCAAGACCCAGCAAACTGGGAAGCAAAGGAATGTAATCCACCAATTTGCGAACCTTCTGGAACCTGTTCACGGGATCTAGTAGGAAAAACAGTATGGGACGAATACCAGAACGGAAAGAAAAATGGCTAAAGAAAGATTAACACCAGCAGAGTTAGATGCTCGTTTAAAGTTTACTCTAGGATTAATTCTTGGAGGAATTCTTTTATTTACAGCACTTGGAATTTTATATGGTTTGTTGTTTGTTACACAACCAGTTGGAGCACAATCAGAAAATGATAAGATGTTCTTCAATGTGCTTGGATCAGTTGCAACATTCATTACAGGAACAT